TGGCGCAAAACTGATTGGTGCAGACCTGCGCAGTGCAGACCTGAACAGTGCAGACCTGGGCTATGCAGACCTGAGCGGCGCAAACCTGCGCTATGCAGACCTTATCGGAGCAAAACTGAGCGGTGCAAAACTGAGCGGTGCAAACCTGAGCGGCGCAGACCTGAGCGGCGCAGACCTTGGCGGTGCAGACCTTCGAGGAGCAGACCTGAGCGGCGCAAAACTGAGCGGTGCAGACCTGAGTAGTGCAAACGTTTTAAGTGTAGCGGCAAGTAATGCAACAAATGATTATGATATTTTTGCTACAAATACGCACTTGAAAATCGGATGTCAGTTCCACCCATGGGGTGATTGGATGGGTTTTGATGATGAAGCAATAATCAAAATGGATGGTGATGAAGCACTTAAATTCTGGAGCGTGTGGAAACCAATCCTGCGAGCTATCGCTAAAGATCGCGGGTGGTTGTAAATCATGGATATTTTATCGAAAACCGGGGAATTATTTCCCCGCTCACCGATCACCCAACTGACAGTTGGATTGACGGCAACGTTAGGCGTAATGCTTAACTACCCTGAATTGAGCTTAGGTGTTGTCGGGATGGCAATGGCAGGTCGTGCGCTGCTGAACTACCGCAACAATGACCAAACAGATGATGACCAACCAACTATGGTTAACCCTGTGGTTGCATCTGATGACATTGGTCTTGTCAAAACAATCTCTGATTACGGCTTTGATGGCGCTACGCTGATAACAAGTCATGACGGCATGGTTATCAACCGCTATACCGTTAGACTTCCCCACGGCTCACGTATTAAGGATTTGCCTGATGCTGATGACTTGGCAATGGCTTTGGGTGTTGCGTCGGTAGATATTCTGCCAAGCAAGCAAAAAATGTGCCGCGAATTCGATGTGCCGCGCATTGATCGCCAGTATGTCGACTTTGACAGTCTGATGCAGTCAAGCGAGTGGTCGCAAGCCAAGGCTTCAAACATGGCGTTGCCTGTCTGCCCTGCTGTAACCATTGACGGTAAGCCCTACATTATCGACCTCAAAGACGGTGTGCATTACTTCATCCCCGGCACAACTGGCGCGGGTAAATCGGTGTTTGCGAATGCGCTGATGCTGTCACTCATTGATTCGGGGCGTGATTTCACGCTATTGGTTGCTGATGGCAAAAGCCGAAAGGGTGACTTTTACCCGTACTACAGCAAATCCGAGTACCTGCTTAATGATTATCGTGACCATGCAGAGGGTGAGCCACAATGCAAAGGCGCTGCCATTGAACCCGAAGATATGGCGGCTCAATTTGAATGGTTAGTATGGGCAATGGAACAGCGTTTTAGTGGTGGCTCTGATGATATGAAGCCGATCATTTACTTGATGGACGAAATGAAAGACGTGGTAGATATGCTTTCAGCAAGTGACGATAAAAACGCGCTGAAAGCCTTTACGCGCAACGTTGGACGGCTGGCGCAAAAAGCACGCTCCGTTAACATCACCATCCTGTTTTGCACCCAAAGCCCCAATAGCGAGTGGTTGCCGCAGACGTTACGCGCCGTTATCCCGTCCGTGTTTGCGTTTGCCGTTAGCAGTGCAGCACAAAGCCGGGTCTGCATTGGTGAAAACGGATGTGAGAAGCTGCTAGGCAAGGGCGATGGATACGCAAAGATAAATGGACGAACAACGCGCATACATGGCGCTAACGTAACAATTGACCATATCGAGAGATACCTTAAATGAGACTTTTAACCATCGCTCTAATAGCAGCCCTATCCACACCAGTCCATGCCGATTGGTTTGTAGATGGCACGATCACGCGCAACCTCGACGATAATACTGATCTTATTGAGGTACATCCAGACGGTAGCCGTCACCTTTACCGTGGTAACGGCACGCTGTTTGCTGGCTACAAGTGGCGTTTTGACCATGCCGCGCTATCTTTGGGGGCGTATCACCAGTCTAACCCGTACCGTGGAGACGATTACGGGCAGAATGGGGTAGCGGTTCGTGGGTGTTTGGGGGATTGCTAAAGCAAGGGAGACGGTGCGCCGGGTGTTGACGGGTAAAAACCAATCATCAGTAATCCCCCCAACACGCGGCAGTCCAGCCACACCAGATATTAGGAGCAACAGAACCGCCAATTGTAAACGTAGTTGCAGTTACCGATGTGACGTAAGGCGTTGCTGCCGGATTGCCGAATGGTACTAATTTGATTTGATGGTCGAAGGGCGTGCCTGCTAGTCCGTGCGTAACAACTGTTGCAGTGCTGTTAAGGTAAACACTGCCTGAGTTTTTTGACGTGCTAGCGGTATTGGTTACAAGCAAACCAGCGCCAACGCCAAACATTGTGATTGATGGGCAGTTATCAATTCGTCCTGTTGTAGCCGTATTTACGCCCAATGTATTGGATTGAGTTGCCCCGCCCGAAAGTGCCGTGTTGTTTGCCACGCATCCGACCATGACAAGATTGGTCACGCTGTCAGCCGTATAAGCGCGATAAGTCCCTGCGCTGTCATAGCTGTTATTGCTGGATATGCAGCCCTGTACCACTATATCCGAGCAAGTGCTGAGAGCCAGCCCCGCAGACCCGCAATTGATAAAGCGGCACGCATCCAACGTGACGTTTGATGCGTTGTAGACAACTAGTCCTTGACCAGCAACCGACGCTTGACCGCGCCCATTGCTAAACCAACAGCCAAACAATGCCGCTGTGGTTGTATCTTGCAGTAATGCGGCATATTTGCCAGAGTCGAAATAGCACTGCGTAAATGTGTTTGTCCGTGCTGTCGCCGTTGAGTGTTCAAGGCAACGCTCAAAAAGCAGAAAGTTGCAGTTTACAAACTCGCTGCCCTCTACCCATCCGGTGATATACAACCCGCGCGAACCAGCCACAAACGCCGCAATGTAGGCAAGACAGTAGACGTTAGTGGCGAATACGTCATGAGTGCCATGCAGGTACAGACCATACGTATAAACGCTGGTCATGCTTACGTTACTGACACGATGCCGCCCTGAGTACGTAGGACTTGTCCCTGTAAACTCAATGCCGATATTACCCGCCGTAATAACGATGTCGTGGATGTCAGCATAAAACGCCCCATTAAGCAGCAGCGTGCTGCCCGTGGTTGCCTGTGTACCGTAGTAAAACTCAACTTGAGCACACTCGAAATACTGGCACGTAACGGTGATTGTTTGCCCTGATGAGCAAGTAATACGTGATGCCGATTGAGACAGACCAATTAGAGCGCCTTGAGCTGCCCACGTAAACGAGCTGCCAAGGCTATAATCGCCTGCCGGAACGTAGATAACAAACCGACCGCCTGCCGCTGCTGCCGCTGTGTATGCTGTAGCAACGTCCGTATAGTCAGCTACGTTGTAGACCTTCGCGCCCATGTACTCACCCACCCGCACTGGCAGGTTTGAGTTATTGCCGACATATAGGGATGATTTTTTAGCGTGCTCTTGATAAGCGCTAAATCTACCCTTGGTTAGTGACGTTGGGATGGTTGTAACCCGCTCAGCCGTTAATGCTGTCATAAAATCACCAAGCCTCTGTTGTCCATGTTGCGCCCGATGCTGCAACTGCTGCCGTGACAAATGCAGTTGTAGCCACTTTGGTTGTATTGTCTGCTGCTGCCTGCGTGGTTGCGGTCACGCCATCCGGCAAAACAAATGACGATGGCATGTAGTGTTGATGATCTGCTTTAGCAAACAGTGTTGACGTGCCAACCGCGCCAGATGCGCCGCTTATCAACGGTGCAACAGTCGTAGCCTTGTTTGCCAGCACATACGCCGTTGTCGCTACCAACGTAGAGTCATTACCCACCGCTTGAGTGGTTGCCGTTGTGGTTGCTGGTATAGCAGCCAAACCGTGGCTATGGTCAGCCCTTGCGCGTATGTCTGACGTGCCAGCCGTGCTAGTCACTGCCGTTGTCAGCGGTGGCGCTACTGACCCGACTGGTGCTACTTGCCGCGTCGTACCCGTAGTTGATGTAACGATCTCATCAACTACGCCAGCCGTTGCGCTGGCAATGTAATAGATTGCGCTGTTTGCCGGAGTGCCGGGCAGGGCTGTTACTTTGTTAAAACTCACTGCTGTCATAATTTAATTACCACTGTTCCAAATTCCATGATGATGAACCGCCACCGCCTGTTGAAGCAATAACGGGTCGATGCGGGTCTGAGTTGTCTACTGTTATGTTCGTGCCTGCGATGATCTCCTGTACCACGCCAGTATCGCCCTTGTCGCCCTTATCCCCCTTCATGTACGTTGGGGCTTGCGTCGGAGCTGGAACGCCTTTTTTATCGCCGCTGTAAATTTTCATGTTTATTTACCTATGGCAAAAAGCCGCCCGATTAGCGTGATGGACGTATTGTACTGGCAAAACCCGCTTAGCTGATTTGCAGATAGCCCCTCCACAGTCCACGACGATGTAACCTGATTGCCTGCCCCTGCTATGCCGAAAAGGCACGCTGTCGGAAACGTTAGTGGGAACGTCCATGTATACGCGGCTGGCGTGTTGGCGGTAACGGCAATGGCAATGCTTGACCACTGCACAATCCAGCCGCCCAGCCACACGGGCAGCTTGATATAGCCATTCGTTGCCTGACTTGATGCATACCCGCTCTTCATGGTCGTATCATCGACCATACTATCCCAGCCAGCGCCCCCAGTGTCTGGGTTGGTGGTGTTGCCATCTACGGTGCTTTTCCACCAGCCGTTACCGCCCTCCTTGGGGATTGTCGCCCCTTTTGGATAGCCGCCGATCGCCGCACTAAACGTAGCGCTGTAGGGATACCCGCAACCTGCCTGCGCCCACTGCTCGCGCTGCGTGATGTCGTACATGATGCCCTGGAAATCCTGCCCTGACACGTTGATGCCACCCGCACCGGGGGCTAAAAACGTGATGGGCGGGAAACCGTCCGTATACGATGCCTGTCCCGGCGTAGGCGATGACTCAACAGGGATAGAGCGGCGGTTAACGCCTGTCGAGTTCCAAACTTTGGTCAAAAATGCGGGGATATTACTTAGTAGCATAGCTGCCTCACGTTACAATCAGTTGCACGCCAGCGGGGCGCGGGATGATGCCAGCGTTTAAAATAGCGGTTTCGGTTACGTCTAGTGTGCCATTGGTGACAATGGTCATGGTCATATCATAGTTGTCCTGACACCAGACACGCGCACCAAATAACATCCTCAGTATGGCGTTGATGCTAGGCACTGTGCCGGGGCTGATATTTGCCGCTGCCGTTGCAAGTATCACACGACGGTACGCATCGTCTGACAGGCTAAACATCGTCGAGGAAGACACGCCGGAATAAAACACGCCCTGACCAAACCCCAAATCGTTCCACCCGAAAAAACCACCGGGAACGGGAATATTGAGTTCGCGCCCAACACCGACAATGCGCCCCCAAATGTCCAGCCCGAAGCCCTGCGCTGTCATGACGTTAATCACGTTATCATACAGGGCATCCAGCGTGTCATCAGGTGCAAACCACTGATCAGCATAATCAACCAGCGCCGTAATAGTCGGGCTATTGGCGTATTGGGCTAGCAGCGTATCGCGGTAATTAATCATACGACCGTGACCAGAATGTTAAAGTCAGCCGTTGATGGTATTTGGTCAATCCCGATAGTACGCGCCGTCGTGGTACTGCCGGGGGCGAAACCGACGCCGAGCGTCAGGATTTGCACCAGTGGGCTGATTGCGTAGATACCTTGATAGTAGCGACCTGCATACACCGTTTTTCCAATCCGCTCACGTTCGCCGCCATCCTGACCGCTAAACGCTGATAGCACCGCGTTTTTAACGAGCTGCACAATGTTAGACGGCAAGCCCGTGTTTGCCTTGATACTGATCTCAAACGTTATCGCCTGCACCATTGGCGTTACCCACTTCATCAGGTAGGTGGGGGCAGGGGTGCTGTAGTTGGCATCAGTAATGGTGTAAGTCGTGCCGCCAGTCATCGGGCAGCCGGGTGGCTTGTTATCCCAAATGGCTTTTGCAACATCAGCCGCTAGACCGCCGTACACGCACACAAACAGGCTGTAAGCGGGGATTGAATAGGACGTTGCACCAGTCGCTACCGCCGCTGCCGTGGGGTTGTCGACCACATACGCATCCGTTACGCCCGGAACTTCAAGCAACGCGGCGTAAATCGAGTTTAGCGCATTGATTGAGTTTTTCCCGACCGACAGTTTGCGCCGTGCTTCAAATTCTGCCCGTGATTCTGCCAGCCTCCCGACCACGCCCGATGTGCTAGGATTGCTGGCGGACTCCAAGCCGATGACTGGCGTGTAGATTGTCGTAATGGCGTTGACAGGGCAGGGGATAGCGCCGTGTTCGCCGTTTTGGAACGGGATACTAACCACTCCGCCAGCGCCGATAGTGCCGGATGCCGTGGCATAGTATTTGTACCCCGACGAATCCAGCACGATAGCCCCAGCGGGGATGACCGTGCCTACCGCACCCCAACAAGATACGGTAACAATAGTTCCCGTTCCCGCGATGCGTGTTAAAAAATAAATCTGCCCGATAGCATCTTGATAACGCCCGTCTGCCGTATTGGGGTCAAGGCAGTTAATCGCGTGAATAATCTGGTCGTTTGCATCCCCAATAATGGCTGTCATGGATTGTGCAAGTTGCCCCTGCGGCGTGGTCAGCGACTTATCCAGCCCACCCCCGAATGCGGTATCAATGTCAGTCAGCACGCCTTCAAGGATGGCGGACTCTTGGGGTAAAACCACGCCCGTGGCTGTAAATGTTAACGGTGGCACTGTGGTGGCAATCGTCATTTAAACGACACTCCTAAATCAATCAGTTGTCTATTCACGACCTGCAAATCCTCGAATTCAACCATTCCCACCTCTGGCACGCGTAACGCTTCGTTTTCAAGCGCCGATTTGACAAATTGACGCGGTGGCAATTGCCCTAGAATATCCCAATAAGGCACGCCGATAGCGGTATTGTACCAGCACTCACCCGCAAAAGTCCGGCACGCGCTCGAAACGTTTTGAGCAACGGCGTAGGGGTTGTCCGCAAGGGCGATATTTCCCGACGAATCAAGCACCAAATCCCATTTATCCCGGTCAAGCAATAATGTTTTCAAGACATACCTCCCGAAGTTTCCGTTCCCGATCTAATGCCGCCGTGGGTGTGGGTGTTAACGTTTTTGCCGCCCACTATCAGTGTATTGGGGATAGTTACCGTAGGCGCTACTATCTCAATACCACTGGCGCTAAACCGGATGTATTGCGTCGGAGCTGCTGACAGTATAGCCCCCAAGTATACCGCATCGCTCATGTCATGTTTTCGCAGACTGCCGGGCTGCGCCGAATCTTTGGATGCCTTGACCGCCGATATGTCCCGATCACAAAACAGGGCAATGCCAATATCACCCACTACTGGGTCAATGATGACCGCATTGCCACCGCCTTGCAGCCGCAGGTATGGCACGTCGTAAATAGTGCCATGCGGGATAAGCTGCCCGTCACCGTCCAGTTGCCCAACCAGCGGCATGATGTCCACGCGCCCAATTGCTGCCGCGTCGCCTGCGTTTGTGACCTTGGTTACTTTGACGGGCATAGATGTGCGCACATCGCCCAGCAGTGACCGAATGATGAATTGCGCCTCATTCTGTGGGCTGGTCAAGTCCGAGGGTGTGAGGTTGGTGTTAAGCTCTTGGAGCATAAAGTGACCTGTTAAGTTTTAGCGATGACTGCCATGTACCGCCGGGAAGTTGCGCCGCCAACTCATGACGTGCTGCCAGACAAAACCATTTGCCAGTAGCATTGCCGACGATGGAGCGCAAATCTACCAAAGCGCCGTAAGCTAGGTTAACGTCAAACTCTGCTTTTACTTCAATTCCTGCAGGGGTAAATGCTGGGTATCCGATCATGCCAGTATCCGCGCTAAGGATGATGGGCGTATTGTTACGCGCCGCGCCGTTAGGCCAGATACTCACTGTTTTGTTGCTCACGCTGTACGCCACGCCTGCTGCCTGCGTGAGCCGTTGGATTTGCTGCATAGCACTACCGGGTGCGTATTGATTGGATAGCCTAGCCGTCACACCATTATTGACGAACGTATAGCCCATGCCCTCAGTGATAGCCTTGATAGCGTCCGCCACAGGCACAGAGCCGGAATAGGACGCGGGGGCGATGGGTTGCGCTCGGTTGCGGTAGCCGGATTGGGCAAAAATGTTAAAGCTCGAATCAGGGGACGCTGAAAAATCTGTGTAGGCTTTTATGATTGTCCCTTCAAACACCTGCCAGATTGCGCCTCCGACATTGCCAGCCAACACGGTTACGGAATCGCCACGAATACTGAGGGCTTGCAGGGTATTGGTAGCGAAGTTATTCATGTCCGCAAGTTTCATGCCGAAAATGCGTAGGTTCAGCGTATCCATTGCGTGCAATCCGCCAGGATTATCGACGATGGCTTCAACCCGATGACCTGACAGCGAGAGTATGGAGTTTTTCCCGCCAGATGCCAGTGCCAACACAACGCGGATTTCCCGCTCGATTAGAGCCATGACCGCACCTCGCTAGGCTGCAAGTAGAGGAGTAACCAGCGGCTGCCAAGGCTGGTATAATCAGGGTCATCAAATCCTTGTGTATCGACAAACATCAAATCACCCGACAAGCCACCGTAACGGATGATACGTACCCGGTCACGGCAAAGGATGCCAGTTGCCGCCGCCACGCCGTCCACAGACAAGTCCAAATAAACACCCGTGCTTTTTTGATAAACGGATATTTCACACGACTGCTGGTCTAGCGAGACATAAAGGTCTTGTGAAGCGATGGGCAACAGTGGGATGTTTTTCACGGGTAATACTGCCAATTGAAGTAAAAAACAACTGCCAGCACAATAATGATAACGGTAATCATCTTGATGTTACCGTGTGGCTTCCATCAGCGGGGATGGCAGTAACGGTTATATCATCAGCCTGCACCGTGCCGATGCCTTGCTTGTCCTGTGCTGCTGGTGTTTTGGTGGAGTAGTAGCCAATCACGGCGGATTCACGCACCTCTTGGAAACTTGCCTCAACTGTCAACATACTCACTCCGTTTTTTGCCGTGCGCCGATAGCTGTAGTTAATGAGATTCATTCTAGGGTAAGTCGCGTCAGGTGTCACGACCGAATACAGCAACAGACTATTTTTCATGGCTTCGAGCGCAATAAGAAAACCCGCCCGTGTCATTTGCCCCATACCGCCGCAGGTCATAACGATATGCAGGTCGGACGGAATAGCGACTTTGTTGTAAGCCGCAAAACTGCCGTTTTCGACGGGGTGTGTAGCTATCTTGGCTTCGCCTTTGTATTCCAACCCCATCACCGAATCAGGGGTTAGCGCAGGTTGTCCGCCAGCCGTGAGAATCTGCCACTTCGACGGGCTGAATAAATCCATCAGCCCGAACAAGTCGCCACCCAATGCCCGATAAATCCCCGTCACGGCATTGGTTACTGAGCGCGGAACGTTCGGCACGCCCGGCACTTTTGGCACGTTGGGAAATGGTATCAATGACATTATTGCGCCCCCGCTGCGTGTGAGTAGACTGCTGCTTGTCTCTGCAATGCCGCCTTCATATCCTTGAACATCACATCGGCTGTCGTGGCTTGCGTGTTAATCGTCATGTTTTGGATGTTGGTGGATACGCTGGATGTGTTGCCAGCACTAGCGCCACCTGACCCCATGCGCGAGGTAATGTCATGCACATAGCCGCGTGTTTCAGCGGGGGCGTGGGATAACCAATCTGAGCCGTACCGGGATTTTGCTTTTTGGACGTTTCCTTCTCCCCAGTTGTAACCAGCCAGTGCCGCCGATGTGTCGCCCTTAAACATCTTGATGAGCTTGGCATAATAGCGGCTTGCAGCATCGGCGGATTCGCTCAGATCATTGGGGTTTTTCAATCCGTAAGCTTGAGCCGTTTCCGGCATAAATTGGAAGTGACCTTGAGCGCCTGCGCTGCTGTGCATAAATTTAGGGTTTCCGCGCTGCGACTCTTGTAACCAAACGCTATCCAGTAAGCCAGACGGTAGCCCACGCTGCTTTTCGAGCGATGAAAACATCGCGTTGGCGTTGGGATTTTTTGCCCATGTTTCTTTACTACCAAGTGGTGCTGCCGATTCTGCCGGAGTCGGAACAAATGGCGGGGGCGCGATAGGCTTTTCATCCTTAGCATAACCGAAGTATTGCTTGATTCCCAACCAAGCGTTGCTAGCTCTCTCTCCAACGGTCAGCGGGTCATCAAAAAGCCCTTGACCGCGAGTGTCGATAGTAGATTCAGCGCCTGTTGCTTCGCTGACCGCCGTTAATTTATCAGCCAACTTTCCAAGCCATTCCGCACCATCTTTAATAACTGGCACTAATTTTCCAATCCACGAATCCGCTAGCCGCTCCGATGAGTCCATTATCCTTTCAAGTTCCGGCGCAACTCTGATAAACGCCCCCGTCATCAAGCCGTCAATCGACTGCTTAAACACCGACCACTTTTCCTGCATCTGTTCCGTGACTTTCGCGCCATCCTCGGACACGCCGGACAAGTTGCGCATTTTATCGATAAGCGCCTGCACCTTTTCGGGAGACTGCCGCAACAGATTAAACGTACCCGCATCCAGCCCCAAGGCATTGGCGAGATACATCTTGTCTTGTTCGGTCAGGTTTCGGTTTTGCAAGCCCTTATTGATTTGCCCCATGATGTCGGATACATCACGCATGTTGCCCTTAGCATCCAGCATACTGACATTGAGCGCATTCATTGCGCCCATAAATGCCGGGGGCGCGTTACCCGTGGCTTTGATCTCTTCGAGCGTACCCGCGATAGCCTGCGCCGATGCTTGAAAATCGGATTTCTTCCCGCCAACCGACTCGACCGCCGCGCCCCATGCGTCCAGCTCTCGCCCCGACGTGCCTAGGTTAAGCGCCATCCTGCCCAATGCCGCCTGTGCTGATACCGTGTCAGCCACAAACCCCTTTATGGAGTTCGCCCCGACCAGCACCGCCACCATGCTGACGATTTCGTTTTTGACCTTGTTGAAGCCGTCCGCCATCGCCTTAGATCGCGCTGCTTGCGCCTTGGCGTGCTTGTCGCTGGCTTTGTCGAGATTATCGAGCGACTGCCCTGCATCAGCCTGACCCCGACGCAATCCCGACGTGTCGTAACCAAGGGTTATCAGCAGGCTGTCAATGACTGTTGGCATATTCGCTCATCCTATTTTGGTTGTGTGTGTCCACGGCGTTTATCTCTAGCATGTCCCACAAATCCACCAGACCATAAACCGTTTGGAGTTCGTGCAATGTCGCAAGTCTGCTCGAAACGATTGTCCCAATGGTGCGGGGAAGATTGGTGTATTCGACCAATCCCCGCACCTGATTCGGCACATGAACCCCGAAGTCTATTGACTGTCGGCTGTCAAAAAAAGGGTGTGCAGCTCAAAAACATGACGGCGCAACTTGATAAGCGTCGGAACTTCCTCAATGTCGTCCTCAAACAATGCGCGGGTCAGTGTTGGATTTTTAGCATCAGGCACTACTTGCACGCATCCTAGCATGTCATTGAGCAGTGGCTCGGCATCCTCGAACTGCATGTGCAGCACCGCGCCAAGGATATTCCCCGCAATGGATGCCATGCCGCCCGATGTTTCGGGGATTTCCACGCCAGCTTTACCCATTGCAAACACGGCACGGATTGCCCAGCGTTCAGCGGCATAAGCGCTCATTTCGGTAATGAGAAACACTTTCCCCTTGTCACGCCCGTCGGTAGCGGTAAATGTCTCGGTACGTCTAGCCATTATGCCGCCTCACCTGTTACGCGCTCCCATGTAATCACGTACACCTGCGGTTGCAGCGTCTTTTTAACGGACGGCATGGCGGGGGCTGTGGTCAGGTAGCCATTGGTGAGGGTGTATTTTTTGCCGACGGCTGGAAGTAGGGCAGTTGCATTTGCCGCGTACTTTTCCTTAACCGCCTTTTCCGCACTTGCCCATGTATCAAAAAACGGAATGGAGGGGCTATCAGGCATGAGGGTAATCGTTTGTTTGACCGGGCTAAACACAAAACCCGCTGACAGATGCCCATCAACACCCATGACCACTTCTGCCATTTCGAGCGCCTCAGCCGTAAAAGCGTCATCAGCGGCATAGCCCTTGATGTTCTGTGGCGATTGGAACAATCCGGTAATCGAGATGGCTAACGTGCTGTTAGCACTGGTAATTGTTGCCATTATTGCACCTCAATGCTTGCAAGGGTTACAGACTGGATAGAGCCGCCATCCATATAGTAGAGCGTCATCACCGGACTAGACCGTGCTGCCCGGATAGCTGCGGTTGCTGGTTGGATTTGCAGATACCAGCCTTTCTCGCTCATGACCGCCGACACATCCACGCCCAGCACTGACTGCATTTGCGCCTTTTGGCTTTGCGACAACACCACGCCCCGACGGATTGCGCCGAAGTTAACCGCCGCTTCGATGGGGTCTTGGCAGGCTGCATAAATCAGCGCGTAACCGTCCGCGTTGTAGGGGATTGACGTTACACCAACCATCAGATTGATGATCGAGTATTGCAGGTTAGCATTTAACCAAATCTGATTGAGATACGAGTCCAGCCACTTCCAGATGCCTGCCACGCTGCCAGGATAGAAAAACACGAATTGGTCATTTGCCGTGGCGTAATTGCCATAGTAGTTGTACCCGTTGCCCTTGAGCGCATCAGCCGCCGCTTGCGTCACAACGGTTTGCGTGACGTTGCTACCCTGCTTAAACGCTGCTGTTGCCCGACCATTCAAGCGGTCAAAATCAAGGGATGCGGCAAAGCCCAATACAAACGCCGTGGCGGTTGCATCCCCGAATACAGGGATAGAGCCTGACACATTGCCCGATTGCAGGTAGTAGCCCCATGTAGCGGTACTGCCCAATGTCAGCGCGTTAACATCCGAGTCCATGCCGACGTAACCAAAGCGAGGCGCAACACTTGCCGTCCAGTCGCTAAACGCCTGTTTTTCAGCTAGGAGTGATTCCCACGTCGTCGTAAACAATGCCCAGTTTTGTGTTGTGGCGATAATGCCCGGCATAAACGTTGCTGGTGTTGCAATGGCTGCACCTGCCGACGTTACCGCCCCCGTTGCCGCCGTCAGCATCAAGCCTGCCGATAGCGTGCCAGTGGCGAACGATACAGTAGATGTTGCGCCAGTGGTTGAGCTGGTAAATTTGAAGGCGTTGCGTTGCTGGTCGTAAGTGACCGTACCACCCAGCGAAGTGAATGCGGCTTGAATGATCGTCGCTGCATTACTAAAGCTGGTTGCCGCTGTCAAATTGATTGCGCTTGACGTTTTAGCCACGCCGTCGACACTGACAGTAAGCATGCCCGATAACGCCTTGAGCTGCGTTAACGTCATCGTGCCAAGGTTTGCGCCGCGCATGTAGCCAGCCTCAGCCGCCGGGTTAAACTGCGCGAAATACAGCAAGCCCGGTGTTTTTGTGCCATTGACGAACCCGGCAAAGTAGGTTTGAGCCATACCGTATTCGGTGCTGGTCAGACCGAAAAACGCACCAACGTCAGCAGCCGACACGAACGACTTAACCTCGCCCATCGGCACGGCGTTGTCTTGCGTCAGGATTAGTCCGTTAAGATCAACCGCGCTACCCGCCGCCGACAGCACACCGGGGTTGATGCGGATAATAGAAGAAATAGGGATACTCATTTAAGGCTCTCCAAATTGATAGTGAGCGCATCAGCGTACTGTTGCGGGTGTGTGTATGTTGGGTTGTACTGCATCACAGCAGACAGTTTCCAGCGCTGCTCATACGTTTCCTCACCGTTGATAAGCGGGATTTGCACGGGGTCATCAGCATAGAGCGGCTGGCACGGGTCGCCGAAATCATCAGCAGCGTAACATGTTCTAAACATCGTCATAATACGGGCTGCGGTGTCGCCAGAATCAGCCCCATAACAATCGAGTTGCACGGTGATTTTACTGGGTGCGGTTTCCGTTGCCTCATCCGTGCCGGGGTAATCGGTGTGGTTGGTGGATAGCCGCTCGACACTGATTAGGTTCATCGAGATAAACGGGTCAATCGGCATCGGCACGCCGTTGTCTTGAGCAGCGATGACCTGCGTTCCAGCCGGGACGATCAGCAGCAGGAAGGCGCGTAACGCCGTTAGAACATCGTTTTGTGTCATTGCATCACCACGACTACTTTGCACCAGCTAGACCACGTTTCCAACACCTGCACCACGCGCCAGTCATGCCCATCAAAAGTCAGGATGTCGCCGCCCTTTTGGTCAGAGCGGACAATCCCCTGAACATCACCGTACAGGTACACCGCACGCTTGACACCTTGAATATTGAGTCCATCAATATGTTGCAGATCGTTTGCCGAAAGGGCTTGCACCTGCGCCGCTACCGTTGATGTGGTTACATTGGCAGTCCGATGTCCCGCCGCATCCGTCAAAAACGTGCCATCGGGGCGCGTCCACGTCACAAGGATATTGCCATTGATTGGCTGTATTGCGCCGTTTGCTATGCCGCGTAAGTCCATTAATCCTCCACAACATAGGTTACAGAGTTAATCATGTGTGACGTGTCGATCAACGGCTTTGCAAAACCCTTCTCGGCAATCGTTCGGGCGGCAAGTGGCGGGTCGGTCAGGTCATTGATAGACTGTTTCAACGCCCCAGCTATGTCCTCACCCATGAGCGATAAGGCTGTATGCCCACCCATAGGAGCAAGGCTTGCCAGCTTGTCACCCCACGTCGGCGACTCTTTAGCAATCATGTTGCGGAAAAACGGGCGGGGAGGCTGATGCTTGGTGGGAATGCCGTACTCATTGGATGCAGCCACAGCAGCAACGGGCGTACCATCTGGATACGTCGCACCCGACATAAACCCGACGGAAACACGCCCACCGCCCATCTGTTCGGCGATTTCCGCCAAGCGTCTCATGACCCTATCGCCACCGCTTAACGCACCCATCGGAAACCCCGCAATGCCGTAGTCGCCTGCCAAAATTGTGCGCCCCACTGGGTCTGCTTAAACCACTCACCGCTGCCGGGTGTGGCGGTAGGTGCTGTCATGCCAATTGACACACTGCCCTCTGTGGCTGATGTCATGATGCCGACAGGACGGGGCAACCCATCCTCCGACAATGCACCGCCTAAGAAAGCGAGGTGAGCCGTTACCATCCACAACAACCGCTCACGCCGATCAACATCCGACACAGGGCTGCCGTCACTGTTTGACAGGTAAAACCCCGCGTCCTTAAAACACGCCGTCAGCATTGCATCCGCCACGCCAGCAAATGCTGGGTAACGGATTTTGAATGCAGCCGGGTCAAACGCGACGATAGCCATTAGTCAGCCGTTGCGGGGGTGACGCTAGACGCTGCCGGGTCAATTGGCTCTAGCCCTGTTTTGGGCTGATCATCCGACTTGGCTTTTGCGTCCGCTGCTTTGGCGGCAAAAATAGCGCCAGACTTGAGCGGTGCGAAGTCTTTATTAGCCTTCACCCACTCGGCATAAAAACCATCGTCCACTTCCGTTGTGCCGTAGTCCGCCCCGATGATTGATGCACGGTTAACGCCATTCAGGGTTACGGACTTTTCGCCAAGCTCCAACCGGATGCCGTTTGGCAGTTTGCAATGGATAGCAGCCACTTTACACCCCCAGCATTTGAGCAATAAACATAGGACGGTAGATGATCGTTCCCCAAACACCCTGAGATTTTTTCTGGCGGAAGCTGGAAGAGCCAATCACGACAGGATGCGCACGCATCTTTTCAGTGAACGCACATTCAGCAGTGCGTTGACCTTCGTATTCGTCCACGATCAACTGCAACAACTCACCACTGCCCGTGCTGTAGTCGGGTGCGGTTTTGACAGTCATGCCGGGGAAATTCTTCTTGAGAATATCCGCCACAGACACGTTATAGGTGGTCGTATTAGTCAGGTACACTTCGGATGATGGCGACATAGCCAGCGTCATCTTGGTGTCTAACTCGATCAAGCCGCCGCTTTGGGTTTGCAACTGCTTAAACAGTTTCTGGATGTCCGCGAGGATTTCCAGTGCCGTGGCAACCGTCCAGCTTGTACCCGTGGCTGCTTTGGTGGTTGGCACAATTGCCGCGTTCAGTTGCGGGTCATTCAGCAATCCGTAGTTCTGCAAGCCAGCCACGCCGTTGAAGTACGCCTTATTCTGGAACTTGTTCAGAGTCAGTGCGCTGGCGATGTTCAGGCGGTTGGCTAAGTCGATCTTAGCCAAGCCAGCACGCTCAAGCTCACGCTCACCCCATTGGGTCACAGTCTGGTAGTGGAAACTTTGACGCTGCGGGAAGTTGGCATTAACGCCAGTGCTTCCGGTTTCATTGTAGTCGCCGTAAGCCGTGGTTTGCCCAGTCGATTCGATCATGCTGAACATGACGGTTTCGGTTGTCCAATCGCCCTTTTTAACTTCCTGCCCGACGATCTCGACCGCTTTCATGGGGCTTACCAGAACTTCGATCAGCTTCGGGTCAACGAAGGTAGACAGGAACGCCGGAATGCCGCTGTTGCTTGACGTAATCATGGTCGGCTGCGCATCACACGCAAACCCGCCATCATGTGCCATCCGCAAGCGGACGTTATCCGGCTGCAATTGAGCGCGAACGCCCATGAAGTGAATGCCTACCGCTTCGGCGATGGCTTGTAATGTTGGATTCATGAGTTACTCCTTACAGGCTCATTACAGCAAGTTCACCCGTCAGGCACGCTTGCGATACGACAAAGGCGGTTTCGACGAAACCGGAAATAGTAGCGCCAGCCGCGCCTGTTTGGGTCGTACCGTCCGCTAGCTTGACGAATACCTTTTGCCCGACCACAGCCGCGTTAGTGTTGGCAGTAAACCAGTAATCGCCGTCGCGCATCAGGGTGACGGGCTGACCTTGCAGCACGGCATTGCCCGACTCTGCCAGATACGTGGTGATGCTGGCTTGCTGCTCACGGTGAATGAACCCCGTAGGTGCGCCAGTGCCTGTGTTTGCAACGGTTGTGCCTGTTGCCCACGCAAATCGACCGACCGTCACGCCGCCCGTTGCAGCAACAAAACCACCCTCAGGGCTTACGACGCTTGCACGCGGGTTGCTACTGGCAAAATCACCCGCATTCGCCGGGGCTGGGTACGTATTCGTGCTCTTTTGAAATGGCATAACCTGCCCTCCTTAAACTGTCTTAAACCGGGCAATGCCGGGGAATTTGGAAACCGCACCCGCTGAATCAGCGGCAACGATGGGAGCGGCTTGTGCTTTGGCGGTTGCAACTTTCAGCAGTGCTTTGAGTGCTGGCAGCCCGGTAACGCCTTTGTGATCGACTTTCAAGTGGTCGAGCGCGAAACCGTAGATGTCAGCCGATGAATCCATCGCAATCACATCACCCACGACAGGGCGGACGGCAGCGCGTGCTTCGGTCGCATCACGGAATTCTTGGCGCATCGCATCCATCGCCGCTTTAACGTCTTCCTTGCTCACCTTGTCTTCGTCATCTTTAGGGTCTTCGTCGGCTGCGGCTGGCGGTGCAATCAGGTCGCAGATGGCGGAAATGGTGGCTTCGTCCACTTTACCAGCCAACATGCTTTTGACCTTTTCCGCAGGGGATTCATCCACAGCAGCGGGCGGGGGCGTTGCCGCCTCTGGATCATCTTCGACGCCAATCAGGGCATCAATCACGTTGTCGAGTTGCTCTGCTGACAGCGTAGCATCTTTTGCCAGCACCGCCGCCTTGATAGTAGATTTTCGTTTCATTTCAGTGGTTTCCGTAAATGGGTTGGAGTCGGACACATACACATCAGCACCAGCACGACCGACTTCAACCAGTGCTAAGTGATTGCCCATGATTTCGGTCATACGTCCATCGTAGGATTCGCCGTTCACATTGCCCGGTGTCATGTCGGCAATGTACCGATAGGAGCATGATAACTCTCGCACGGTATCTGTCTCAATTCCGGCGATGGCTGTGGCATCCCAGAACACCAGATCGGCATCCAGATAGGGCGCGTTAAACTCGACGTTAGAGCCGATAGCGCCGATAACCAAATCAGGACGGGGTGAATCAACAGTGACGGGGATGTGTTCTTTGAGGATTGGCAAACGGGCAAAGGTTGGGGCGGCTTTTGCCAGCTCTGCCGGGTCACGATAGAGCTTATAAATGGTCTTTGGCTGCAAACCAAGTTCGTCCCATTTCGGGATTTCGCGCCCGTAGTAAGGGTTGATGGCGGCTTTGCTGATGTGAGACTTGTCCACATGCAAACGACCGTCGGCATCAACGGTGCGGGAGGAGCGATCGAATGCAAGAATGGTTTTCATTTCGTCATTATCGTTGTTTTTTATTGGGTTGGCAATCACAGAATTGAAAAAGCCCTAGGTTGGAGGGCTTTGGTTTCAGGCTATCAGCTTTATGACCCTTAATCTATCAGCATAGGCTTTCAGTTTTGCCTTGCGCTCTTCGTATTCCATGTCTGCGCGGATGTATGCGGCATCCTTCATCCTCACTTTGCGCAACAGTTCCACCTCTTCATTGCTCAGGCTGGATTCATCCAACGGCTTAAATTCACCTCGCACACACCAATTCAGCAGCTTGTTCTCGGTGGCGTAGTGGAATGACTTGGTATCCTTACCAGCTTCTGCGCGAATCTCTTTTAAAGCATCGGTCATATCCCACATTGAGGCACGCTTCTCATGAATTAGCCCGGTTCTCGGTGGGTCTTTGAAGTTTTCAGCAATGTAGTCAAGGGCTTTGCGGAATGCGCCGATGAAGCGAATACGGGTCTTACGTGCCTTATCGCCAGTAAAAGACATTGCTAGTTCAAAAAACCCGTCCTCGGTGATTTGGTACATAGGCTGCGCCTTTCCCCGTGCATCAATATAATCTCGCGGTGTAAAATTGCGTTGCGAGAATTTGGAAATCTCGGAATCTACGGATTCTAACATTTGACGGATTGCGCGGGTAATGTCGGCGTGGCGCTTCCCATACTCTTCCGCAACGATCAAGGAAGTAGTAAATGCTTGCTGCCCGTGAGTCTGGACAAGTTGAATAGATTGCGTAGTCATGGTATTGTTGCCGGGTTGTTTAACAGAACCTCAATATTACCCCCATTGAGGAAGCAACTCAACCCGCTTCGAGTCTATCGGCGGGTTTTTTAATGCCCGTTAAAACGGCAATACCGGACGGCTTGTACACCTGCAATTTATTTCGTAGCCCGGCTGAATATATTCCCCTGAAATCAAACACCCTTCGGCAATGCGGTACTTTTTACCATTTGCGGCTACGTGGTCGGGTCGTGGCTTTTTTCCCGCGTGAGAGTGCATCCAAATTGCCTCAGTTATGCCAAGTTCCATTTGCCGAGTGCGCTGCACGGTAGCGTTGGCTTTGTTGGACTGGTCACGGGCGATAAGTTCCGCCCGATGGCTTGCATTCGGATACAGCGCCTTCAGGTCTTTAACCATCGTTTCCAAATCACGCCCCTGCGTGTACGAGCGCATCACCACGCCCTCGACTTGCTGTAGATACTGTTGCGGGATGGAGCGTATCAGCCCGACGTTTTCTGCAATCGTGGCGTTTAGAGCGTCACGCATTTCTTGCGTCATCTCAAAATCGACAGACCAACCTGCATCCTTTAGTGATTGCCGTAACGCACGGTCGGAACTGCGGAACATGCCGTTGACGTAATAATCCGCCAATTTGTCCGCGTAAACATCGAAACGTCTTTGCCAGCGCAACGCTAAGCCGCGCATCAGGTTATTTACGTAGTTCACGGGGCTGGCATCTTGCGCCATGCGAGGTGGTGCTTCTCGGTAGGCAGCCGTCAACCAATACTCAAGGGATGACTGCATTTCATCGACCAACTTCAATAGAGCCTTGCGGTACTTGGCTTCTAGCCCACGGTTGGCAGAGACAGCACGGGCAGTTTTAGGCTTCTTCGGCATCTGCTATCTCCGGCATCGCATCAACATCTAGCCCGTGATACCCACTATCCTTGCTGTGTGCCAAACGCTCACGCTCTTCTTGTGGGTCAAGCACGCCTCGGTCTATGTAAGTGGCTGCGGTGTTGGCATCCTGTGCACGAATCCCCGCCAGCTCGATTGCGCTCATTTGGTAAAGTGGCATGAAATTAAAGCCAATATCTGGGTCAATCTCGCCAAACAGGGACAGTTGCACCAGCGACAATACGGTTTCAATCGGTTTCCGCCAGTGGCTTTCTTGTTGTGCAGCTATCCAATCGTAAAACGCCCGTACCTCGCCCTCGCTGCTGGCATTCAACCCACTGGGGCTGATACCCGTCAGGATGATGGCTGGCAGACGCGACACGCTGCACATCTGCTCTTGTGCTTGAGATTGCAGTTCATGCAATCCAGACAATGGGGTGTTGATCTGCACAAGCTCCTCACGCTCTTTGTCCAGCAGCATCAACCCCTTGTTGCTGCGCAGAGTCGTGAACAAGGTGGCTCGGTTAATCAGGTCACTGCCGTCGTCATCACCCTGCAAAACTTGATCCATTGACGTAGCAAGTGCCGTAATGGAAAAGTTGCTTATCAGGTCTGAAACGCTTTGCCGCGTGCGCAGCCAGTTGTCAACGTATGGCTCGGCGAGTTGGCTCAGAGACATTCCGGCGAAATTGAACGCAGGCTTTAAGATGTCTGGAAGGGGGCGCGTGACGATAGTCATCAGTCGGGACGCATGTACCTCTTTGCCCAACACGTACCAGCCTGTTGGGGCGTAGAAGTCGGGTGCGGTAGGGTCATTGCTATTGTATGCCGCCGGGGTTGTCCAAATCGCCTCAATCGTTTTGATGGCAGTCAGCGACTTTTCGGGTATGGTTTTGTTTGACAGGATAAGCGGTGTTTTCGGGTCAGCACCCACGATGTCCAGATAGATTTGACCGCGCCCGAACAGGCAATCATGTTCAGCCGCTTTTTGAATAACGCCGCGCAAGTTCAGCCGTTTGAATTCAGCCTCAATCGCCTTGAGTTTTTCGCCTGCGCTGTCATCCTCTTGACTTGATGTCAGCTCTATCCATTCCCGCGTCAATTCCGTTGACAGTGCTGCTGCGAACGCCCGGAACTCG